ATTAATTTATCATACTCTGGTGTACCTTGCGCTGGGAAGGTTGTCATACCAGGATCAAATTTATAGTTAGTTAGCGTGCGCAGCATTCCTTCTTTTTGTTGCGCAGTTAAGTCAGAGTCTTGAATGTTTTGTTGCGCTTGTGCTGGCGTTTGGCCAGCAAGCAAGCTACCAATTATACCAACCTTAGCGATGTCTTTAAAGTCAAAGCCTGTTGATGGAGTTGGAGTCACCCCTGCTTGAGCAGTTTGAGTTAATGCGCCTGCAGTTTCTGGAGCTAATCCAGCAGCGTAACCGCCTGTGTTGGAAGGAATGTCTAGCTTATTGCCAACTTGACCGTCACCATATGCGCCAGTATTTGTTGCATCACCTAAATCAAATTTGCCTGTGGCAGAATTATACATGCCATTCTCAGGATTTAACTCAGGCGCTCCTTTAACTGTGTCTGAAGCTTGATTGACAGGATCCCCTGGGAATAAATTAGAAGCCAAGCTAGCTAAACCAGCTGCCCCTGCAGAGGTTGCAATACCTTTTAAATTTTGTCCAGTGTTAGCTGCGGCTTGCGCACCAGTCAACATGTTTTGCGCCATGCCTTCTGGCAAGGCATTGCCATATTTATCAACCAAACCCTGTCCATAATTAGCAACCGTACCAGCCAGTAATGCGCCAGTGATTGGGTTCCTGCCAGCAAGTGCTGAAGTTGCACCGCCTAGTATCCCAGATCCAAGCACAGCATCACTTAGACCACCAAAGTTGCCAAGAGCACTATTTGCGTAACTACCGATAGTGCCTGGCAAACCCTGGCCAAGTCCACCTGGACCAAGCGCAGCACCCAAGCCACCAAGCAAAGCTCCGCCAAACCCACCGCCATTTTTAGATCCCATGTAGGCGCCATACGCAGCGCCTAAATATGGTCCAACAACTGGTATAAAATTAAGAGCTATCGGTGCAACAGCTTTTACAATAGACTTAACTGCTTTAAATATTTTCTTGAAAAACCCATACTCTCTCAGACCAGTAACTGGGTTGATTGATCCAGCGCCACCACGACGGCGCAACATGTCCGCCTCTATCTGTGAAATGTGCGCTAGTATTGAATCATTTCCTGTCCCAGCAGATTGCAATTGCTGAGCTACTTTAGACAATCCACCTTTTGCCATTTGAGGCATTTGCTGTGTCTGCTGACCACCCATGCGGTCACGCAAACCATAGAAAGCAAGCAATATAATAGCGATGGTCGTAGGGTCAAATTCAGGAGGCAAGTCGCCCTCATCCATAGCACCTGTTTGGATGGCCTCTTGAACCACAGATTGATATTCCTCTGGATTCTCTGCAACAAACTCAAACATTGCAATAATCTCATCAATCACCTCTGGGGTAACGTCTGGATCTTGGCCAATTGCTTGTTGCGCCTGATCAACCATCTGTTTAAGATTGTCTGGTCCTAATTTTTGTGCGACCAGTTTAATTAAGTTATCTTTGTTTGCCATGTTGTTGCCCCTATTATGCCTGTAGTGCCTTGCAAAAGCTGTCTGCCCAATCGTTCCATTCAAAAAATGCGTACGGAGTTGGTACATTATATCCTGACAACCCCGATGCCGTTACAAACTGTACTGCCCAATCTTGCCATTCATTTTCGTCTGTCAATTTAGACAACGATGTCTGGTTGTCTAAGTCAAATGTAATCTGATCTGCCCAATCAGTTAACTCCATGCCAACAGGCAATGTAATATTAAAACTCATCCTGTTATCGTACCATCGCCTGGTTCGACGTGCATTAACACTTGACCCATCTGATAGTCTCCGCCAATTGCATTGCTTGTAAATCTTACGCGCATCTCACGGCGTTGTTCTTTAAACGGCACAATCTGCGCCGCAGGATCTGATCCAGGGTTGGCCACAAACGTCACTATATTACTTGTAACAGTTGGCGCTCTAGCGTTAGCACGACCTAATACGGCAACCGTCATGTCGCCCTCTTGCACGAAGTCTGGCTCGATATAGCTAATTTTTACTTTACGATTTTGATTGTTTGTAACCGCCAATGACAAGTCAGATGTCTCAAAGTAAGAGACAATCGCATTTACTGATATGCCATCAATCTCATCCAAGCCTTGCTCTTGCAGCCAAACCTTGTAGCCTAAACCGCCTTGGTTAGTTACACCAGTGGTCAATGGCGCCGCAAAGAATGGAACGAATGAAGCAGATGATCGACCTGAGTTTGGCAGTGGTGTGTCGTACCAGGTGTTCTCGCGTACATTATAAACAATAGCGTGATTACATTCGGTGCTGGTTCCGAAAGGAAAGCACCACCATATCTCTCCGAAACGTGGCACCTTGGTGGCGAATACTTTTTGCGTTTGCTCATCGTTAAGGTTATCAAAGAAAAAGTTAAGATTCATGGTGTTTGGAACCTCACGCACCACACCGTTAAACATTAAGAAACGATCAACACCACACCAATAATAAATACCGTCGTACTCAATAATGCTATTTGGGCTCAACACTGTTGTTTCGGCTGATATGGTATCAAACTGAAACACGGTCGCGCCACCAGTGAATGTAGAACGAATTAACGCATTATACGCCCAGAATAAACCAGCAGGGGCAGAACCTGCACCAGCGCGTAATGGTAGACCTTTAACAATCTTTTGACCAGCGACCCTAGCTTGGCCTGAGCCAGAACCAATCAAGTCTCTAGGGTCACCAGGGACGGACCAACCAACGATACCAGCTGTACCGTAGTAAAACAAATAGGGGTGCAATACAACCACACCTCCAGACGCGTTAGCGTTGGTTGGAAGAGTGACCTCAACCAATGGTGTAGTCGTTAGCACGTTCCCTGTAAATATTTGACCATCAGCAGACGAGTCAATCGCAGCAAGATTTGGTGCAACGGACGCAACTAATAAATTATCAAGTGAGACCGAATCAAACATGATATCAAACATCCACGTGTTATTGTCATCCACAATCAATGCGTTTGAGCCGCCAGTCATGTTGGTGGTGGTCGCGGTTATAGTTGTTAATGTTGTCGCTACAACAAAGCCATTGGTTGTTGAGCCACTCGTAACGGCAGTGATGGTTATTACACTACCGACAGCCACAGCTGTATAATTTGGGGTTGATGTGTATGCTGTAATGTTTGCAGCCACCGCCGTTGCCGTTGTAGCCAAATCTACAGAGAACGCAACAGAGCCAGATGTAATTGTGACACCGTTAACCGTTACGCTATTTACAGAGCCAGAGCCACCACCTGTCAGTGCAACCGTGCCTGTTGCACTGACACTGACTGGCGTACGATCGCTAAGCACTGACGGTATGAACGAGCTGTCAACAGTAAATCGCTTGACCGTGCTGCGTGAACCTGCGTGTGTATACACTAATTGATTTTGCACGAAGGTGCTTAACCCTCGTGTTATTTGTGGCAGATACAATGAGACGGCACGGTAGCCCCATATTTTACGTGGCAACCCACGTTGAAAACGCACCCACTCTCCATCGACGTAAAAGTCACCCTCAAAGATTGTGCCGTCTCGTTTGATGCCAGCGTTTGACTTTAAAACAACGACAGAGGCTGCCATTAGAATGTGCCCCCAGTAATTGTACCAGTAACCGTTGCCGTAACGGCTGGCACCACTTCTGCGCCATCGCAGTAAGCAATAGATCGTAAACCGTTTGTCATTGTCAACGGTACAGCTTGGGCAGCGGTGCCTATGGTTAAAGTGTTCCCACCAGTGGTGTTGTTGTACACCCAATACTGTTGAACTGTGGCAGGCACAATAACAGTGACGTCTGCAGTTAGAACGCCTGTAAATTGATACGCAATTCGGTTTAATTCATTACCAGTCAAAACATAGTCTGTGCTGCCACCAACGTTAATTTGCGTGTAGTCAAACGCAAAGACAGCGCTCTGACCAAAACCAATTGTGTAAAAGTCAGTGCCGTTGTTGGCGATCATTGCCGAGTCGCCTGGAGAAAACACCAATGATGCAGAATGATTAATCTCTGCTGGTCCAATTGTGTCTACGGTTAGTGTTCCGTTTCCTGTATTTCTAATGTAGACGTACCACGCTGCGCTTAAGGTCGCAGTATCTGGCAATGTTATAGTCCCAGTGCCTGCTGCCTCCCAGTTAAAAAATCCAGCGTGATCATTTTCAGTCAGTGTCGTGCTTGTTGTGACGTATGTAACAATAACCGCCGTCTCTAATTCTGAGCCAGTCGCGCGCAAACCATGTCCAGCCAATGCCGCAGCGTTAGCCGTAGATGTTGCAGCACCAAATTGATACTGACGCCATACACCTGCTTGCGTTGTGTTGGTTGCTAGATAGATCTGCCACTGTGTAGCAGGGGGCAAGGAAACGATGCTTGCTCCGTTGTAATCTAAAACGCTAATTGTCAAGGCTGTGCGATTGTTAAACAGTATTGTTTGACCGACTGACACTAGCGTAGCGTCAGGCACTCTGACTGTCCAAGCTGAAGACGTTGAGCTTGTTATCTCAACAATCTCTGATGCCAATGGCACTCCCAGTGGTGCCTCGACAGGCCAGTACAATATTACGTTGGCCGTCATGTCTAACTTGGTAAGTGCTACCTCGGTTGGATAGATGGTTGAGCCAGTGAATACGTTGGTGTATGACATTAGGCTTCCGTCCTGACAGAGTCACGATCAAGTATTTTCTTGAGGTCTTCAGTGTTCAATGCATTGGCAGCAGATTGATAAAAGTTTTGCCATGTGGTTATGCGATCGTCGTTCTTAAGGAACGGCGTAGCCTCTAGCAGAGCACCGTAAAGCAGTAAGTTAGGCGCGTAATCTGTCAGCCAGTTTGTTTGAGTGCTATCGTCTAGCAACACTGGCAACTCGTAGTACAAGACCTCAAGGTCGTAGTTATCGTTTGGTGTTGGTACCAACAACCAGTGTGTGTAGTCGTAGTCTGCGTAGAACTGTGGTTGTCCAGTCTGTGTGTCGTCTGGCCAGTAGCTGCGGCAGTATTCGTAAGAACGCGTAAACACAGGCGTGACCGTATTGCCGTCCTTGGTTGTCATGCTGATGGTCTCACGCCAGCGGTTTGGTTTGGCGTAGGTGCTAACACCGACGGACAGCGGAGTGGTTACAGCAACGATAAAACCTTGAATTTTAAGATCACGGGCAATACGGCGCTCAGCCATATTGATAAGACGAGGCAATTGCTCGTAAACATACGGATCGTCTGCTAGTGTGAAGCCACGTTCCAAGTACCTGCGCAAGTCAACTTGGAGGCTGGCAAAAGTCATTGCATAAGCCATGTAAAAGTCCTTAGTTACATGACCACTTATACAGCAGTCGATTTTTTAATAATTATGCCCTAAAATACAGCAAATGGAAACATCTATTTGTTTTCGTGCCAATCAATCAAAGCATTAAGCTGGTCACGTATTTGTTTAGCCTGCTCAAAGTTCTCTATGACGTTGGTAAGGACTTGCTCATCTGTAACTTTAAAGGTATCGGGGCTGGTGGTCGTTTTAGTAGTTCCTGCGGTGGCCTTGGGCACGTTCCCTGTAAGAGCGCTGTTCCACAAGCTGAGAGCATTGCCGTCAGCAAAACATATCCTGTTATCCGTAACATCTTTTACCTTCCTTTTTATATCACGATAGACAATAACCTGCTCGGCTTGTTGGTTCTGAAATTTAGACACCACTTCCCTGGCATACGCGTCATAAGCCTGTTGCAACTCTATTTTTTCTTGGAGTGCTTTTTTCATTGCCCCATCGTGGCGCCAACCATTGACAGTCCAGCCAGCACTAAAAGCGGTGAATATAGCCCCTGCAATTAATGCGTGTTTCCAGTTAAAGGTTAACGGTATCACTTGGACACCCCAGTAGTGGTTAAGAATCGTAGAACCACATTAACGCCAGCCGTTAAACCAATCAATGCTAAGAATACTCTAGGGTCAAAGTAACCTTGTACAAGTGTAAGAGATGCCTCAACCGCTGCACCGATAGCAACGGCCACGTTAAACCAAAGCACCTTAGACTTATACCACTTCTTCATGCTATACCCTTTGTATAACTTGTTTTACCCTTGCCAAAGTGAGCCGTTAAAACTTCTCGCCTGTTCCTTGGATCCACGCTTAGGTGTATCCAAGTGCCTTCGTATATAAGCTGATCAAATTTAATGGGTGACTGAGCAATCTTGTTGGCTACTTCTTTTGGTGTACCAAAGCCAGGACACGTGAAATCAACGGCATAACCCAGTACGTGCGCAGATAAATCACCGCTTCCAATAGCACGATTAAGAGCAAGGCAACGATAACCACTAGATACGCGGATGCTATTATTGCCCAGTAGACTACGCACCTGCTCCAGCGTAGCAGCCAGCATGCGCAACTTCTCAGTAACAACTGGCGGTGGGGTATTGTCGATACCCTTGCGTGTCGCTGTCTCTGATGCGGTAAATTCATTTAGATTAAAGTTTTCAGACAGTTTCATTTGTGTTGAGAAACCAAGTCAAATAGTTTTCCAATCATGTCTTTTAGCTCTCTAACGTCTTGGCGGTAGTCATCTTTTGAAACATAATCTTTCGGAAGCTCTTCGCGCAATTTGGCCAAGTCTGCTTTTAATTCTTGTGAGGCTGTCCATAGCATGCGCAAGACCCAACCAAAGACAGAGCCTACGGTCATTATAAGTATGTTTAGTAAGCCCTGATCCATGTCGTTCTCTTTCTTAAATTAATGAAATTATTACAAAGCCAACCACGCCACCTATTACAGTCGCCACCCAGTCCCAAATGTCAGCTGTGTGTGAGTCAGGGTGTAGGTAGTCATATACCTCTTTTGCGGCAGCAATCACGGCCACCGCTAGGACAGCGTATGCGCCAATAAATGGAGTTAAGATTGCCGCAATTAAGAAGCCAGCCATAAAATGCATTTGCTTGTCACAAGGCACTTTGCACGCAATGCAAAATTTGCTTAAAACCGAGTTTACTTTACTTATTATTTTTTCCATGTTGATTACCTTAGTCTGTAAATAGTAAATGTATTTACTGCTGTGCGTCTTATTCTAAATTGTGCTGAAGTTCCAGTAGGTATAGTCAAACCACCCAATGTTGTATTGCCATTAGCACCAATAGTAATTGTGCCAGATGCAGTATTAATAATCGTAAAGTCATAACCTACATTTAATGCAACCCAAGGGGCAAGTGTTTCAAGTGTTGCCCCAGTAGGCAAAGTAAGAGTATAACTTGTACCTGTTGTATTAATAATTTGCGCTTGTATATTAGCGTTAGATAATGTAGTAGCGGCACTAATTGATGCGTGAGTTGGTGCATATGGCATTATTGCGCCAAGAGGAAATTGACTATTATGCGATGAATCAATATATATA